CGTTCCATCCCCTGTAAGAATACCGCGCGCTCCCATGTTTTGCAGCATAGACAAAAGCGCTTGTTTACCATCGTTGGACGTGGTTAGATCGCGGACCGCTGACCGCAAAGGTGACGCGCCATAAAGGTGGTTAGCCGTTCCAGCCGTGTAACTTAAATTAATATTTTTTAGGTGGCCTACGTTATTAGCGCTTATTCGCTCGTAACCGTTATACGTCAATCGGTATTCCTTAATTGGTTGGTTTAATCCGCCCGAAATAATTTCCATGAATTGCGCTGGCAAAGAGTACAACGCAATAATTGGCGCGTTTGGTTGCTCTCCACGTCTAGCGCCGTAAATGTAAGCGTTGCCAGTAATAAGACGGAATGCGGCAATTTCTTTTAAAAGGTTGTCCCAAGTTTGAAACTCGTTTGGCTTTTTAAATAGCTTTTCAAGTTCAGGAATGTGGACCTCTTCCAATGCTTTTGTTTTGAGTCTTTCGGCTTGAAACTTGGCGCCTGAGTTCTCAAAGTTTCGGCTCATGGATTTGTAGTAATTCAAAGCCTTTTGGTCCTTAACCTCATAAACAACAATCGGCGCGGTGCTGACTTTGTTAATGATAAGATTGATAATGGAGTAAAGGTTAGAATTTAGATATAGACCTTTTTCGATAAAATTTTGCGTTGTTGGTGCGGTCCAAATAACATTATTTCCCAAGTAAGGGAAAACCGCGTTAAGGTATGTGGAATCTTTTTGGTTAAAACCTAGCGCGGCTTTTATTCTATCTACGTAATTCATTCCGTTTGCTTTTTTTGTAAAAATAGGGTAATAAAATAAAAAAATGATTCAATATTCTAAACGTGCCAAAATTTAGTAACTGACAACTTATCGAAAGCGTAACGTATGGCATCAATTGTATGGTTAAAATCATCAATTGGCGTGTCCGACCGCTTGTCATTCCAAACGTAATTGTTTAACTCCTTTATAATTGTTTTGGATTCTTGAGTTACTACAATTTGGTAGTCTTGCATTTTCTTTATTCCGTACCTAACCGAGTCGGGGCCTTTAGTGCATGGTATAATATTAAATCCCATGTTGTAAACCTCATTAATTAGCCTTGGCTCGGCCGAGTCGGCAACAATCATGTCGTTAGGCTGGCAATGTTTGCCAATCTTTTTGGCAATATCGTTGGTCGTTAGTCCAGTTTCCGCAAAGCATTCATGGCAATAAATTAATCCTTTGTCCTCATCGACTGCAACTTTTATTAATGTGGTCGGGTCAACGCTAAAACCAAAGTCCATCCCAAAGCCAAAAGGCAATGAGGTGTCAAAATCTGCAATTTTCCAGTTGTCAAATATTGCGCCCTCGGCTTTGTCCATCCAATTTCCCATAACAATATGGTTAAACTTGGTCGGGTTCCGCTCTTTTATTGCCTCAAATCGACTGATTACCGTTGGATTTAGGTTTATAATGTTGTCCAAGTAGGTCGTATGAATGTAGGTGCAGTCGTTTTTAGTCCCTGTAAACCCTGAATTAACCATGTAATCCTCAAAAAAACGCTTATAAACCCAATGTTCTTTGGTTGCTGGGTTCATTATTAGCAAAACGCGGTTAGGTTTATCAACTGCACGCACCGATAAGTCGATTCGGTCAAAAATATCCTCGTCAACCAATTCCTCGGCTTCGTCCATTACCCAAGTAGTAACGCCAGCAATTGATTTCAAATTAGCCGTTGCGGTTCCTTGGCTTGTCTTTATGCCTCGAAACAAAATCTTTGAGCCAGTTTGCTTGTTTATGATCTCGCTTTGGGTAATTTCAAAGTCGTCCGCCTTGTTCATCAATTCTATTTTGTCGATAAACTCAGGAATTATTGAAATAAAAGCACTTGTTAACGTCCAACGGGTAAAGAGGATAACGTGGCCCTCCTCGTAAGTTAGGTTTAACAGAAACATTGACAAGGTCCACGACTTGCCCGAACCACGACCGCCAGTAATAAGGTAATAACGCGTTTTAGGCGTCTCTAAAAATAGCGGCTCGTATTTGTCAATTATTTGGATTTTATCCATTCGATTGGCGGCGTTACTTTCTCGCCTTGGGTTGTTACGTCAACGACTTGCTTAGGCATTCCAAAACGATAATTAAGCCAGCATTTGATTGCTTGAATGTCGCCGTCTTGGCATTTAACCCAAAGCGCACGCCATGCGTCCTCAGGGACTGCAATCGCGTCCATTTGTTCAATTATCTTAATCTCGTCGGCCTTTGGCTTTCTGCCTGAGCCTGGTATATATCCGCCTTTTCCAGCCATCGTTTTAAATCGGTTAATCGATTGTCAAAGATAAAAAAAAGCCTAACCAAAGTTAGACCTTATCAAATACCATTATCGTATAACTAAACCACGACGCATTTGTTGCCGCGTTCCTAATCGTTTGGGAGTCCTTTTGATTGTGCTTAAATCCTCGGTCCTCAATTTGGCCAATAATGTAGTCGTTGTTTTTGCAGTTAACGTGACCGCTTCCGCCTTGTCCCTCGACTGCCCAACTAATAACCAAATGCTTTTTGGCGTGCTTGGTTATGTTGTCAATAAATTGGTCCTCAAATTCTGCTGGAATATGCTCGCCAACCTCTAAAGACAAAACAACATCGAATTTTTTACCCAAATAAAATTGCTTAGATAGGTCCAGCACCTTTGCAATTCCACCGCTTAGGGTTTCCGTGTTTGGGTTCCCATCGTATGCCTCCACCTTGTAACCATCGGCTTTAAAAGCCTTTGCATAGTCACCTAAACCACAACCAAAGTCGACAACTGTCTTGGCTTGTTTATCGGCTAAATATTGACACAATGCAGCGCAAATGCTACGGTCGTGAATGTGTCCTGTTTCGTCTGTGGTTTCCCAAAATCCCAAATCGTTGATCTGCATTTTTATTTTTTTTTTTAAAGTTAGAAAAAAAACCTTACCCAAACGGATAAGGCTTTTAACAAACATAAACCCAAAATAACTACATTAATAAAATCGTTTGTCCAGTTGGCTCACCTACAAAATTGCAAAGTTTGCCGTTCCACTCAAATCTAACTTCTTTCTCGCGTCCCTGGTAAGCGGCTGCCAATGTCCTGATTTGACGTTGCACAAGTTCGATGCACTCAAATTTCCCTTTGCCTTTGTTTGACCATGGCGACCAACTACCGTCTCGTAATCTGTAACGGATTTCCAACGAATAATCAGGCTTAGTGACTGGCAAACCTTTAGGCATCTTTCCGCTTTATTACTACCTCCAAACCAATCTCGTCGCATATTTTACGCAAGTTTAAAAGGCTAATCGACTCCAAACCATTTTCGACGTGGTTAATTGGCGCGTGACTCAATCCAATTTTCTTGCACAAATCCAGTTGGTTGTAACCAGCGGCTTTGCGTGCTTTCTTAATTAGTAAACCCTCGTAAATGCTCATTTGCTTAATCTTTCTGCAAATATAGAATTCAAATTTAAATCCAAGTTAAAACCAATATTTTTGTTTAAAACGGCAATAAATTATAAATGCCCATTTGTATGAATTCCTCTCCTTTCTTTACAATGCATTTTCGAACATTTAATTCAAAAACCTTTGAATCGTTAAAGCCGTATTTTTTTTGGGCCAAATCCAATAATAACTTTACTGGATTGTCAAGGTCCGACGCTTTGTTACTAAAACCAAAGAAAAACTCGACTCTTAACATTTGGTTTGGATCAATCTTTTTTGCTGGCATTTGCACAAGCATTGCCTTTTCGTAGTCTTTGTAGGCTGGCGTTTTAAAACGTTTCCCTTGCCAAGCCAAATTAACGCTTAAAGGCTTTTCGTTTATTTTAAAAACAATCATTTACAGCGTTCGTAAATCCAAGACCAAGCCAACGTCCACAATGCCAGCAAAACTATAAAAAGCAAAAGGCTGGCAATTTTTAGCAGCGTTAGCAAGCAAATGCCCACTAACGCCACAAAGATTGCATACAAATCGTTTTTTTTCATTTAAAATGGTAAGGCATCATTTTCAACTATTCGCTTTTCTGTAAAGTTTACTTTTACAGATTTTAACTTTTCCAAAAGTTCTTGTTGTGTCGGCTGGTTTGCAACTTGCAATCCATCTTTTTGGTAAACCTCCAAATAATGTGTTGGCTTGCCCTCGACAATTTCTTTTTTTTCCTTAATGTCAAGGTTGACCCATTCAGCGTCGTTGTCGTTTAGGTATTTTAAAAGGTTTTCCAAGTCTTTTCTTGATTGGCTAACTTTCCACATTTCGCCAAATTTGGTTTGAATTTTCTTTGCGTTACCGCCGTAAATCTTGCTCATAGTGTTAATTGTTTATTTAATTGATTGTATTGATCTATTGCTTTAAATATTTGATAAACTACTTGCGGAACTACTGCGTTTCCTCCTGCTTTGATTGATTCGTTCCGCCATTTAGAAAAGGTAATTCTGTCCAATCTGTCGGAAATCCCATCATCTCCATCACAAATTGGGGCGACAGTTGGGAAGTTGTCCCATTTGGATTTAAATCCATCGCTAATTGTTTTAAAGGATAATGCAGATTTACACCTTTTTCCGCTTGCATTTGTTTTCTCTCCTGATATTTGTCTACTTTTTGTGCTGAATTCCAATCGAAAGCATTCGGAGTTGGAAACATTCCCGAATAAAGGATTTGACTCAGTAGGCAATTGTATTTGTTGTTTGGATGCGGAGTTTTGTTTATTCCGTTCTGTGTTCTCTTTCTTTGTATCACTTGGTATTCCTTTGGAGTTTCTGCTATCTGCACAAGACTTGGAGTAAGCAACAAACCAAATTCGGTCTCTTTTGTGGGGGGCGTTGACGCTTGCAGCTGGAAGAATAAACGATTGTACTTCGTAGCCTTCAGTTTCCAAATTAGTTTGCACCTCTTCGAAGACCAGCCCTCTGTTCCAATTAATAATGCCGTAAACGTTTTCGCCCACAACCCAGGTCGGCTGAATTTCTCGAATTGCTCTAAGCATCTCGGGCCATAAATGGCGCTCGTCTTCTTTTCCGAGTCGCTTCCCAGCGGATGAGTATGGCTGGCAAGGGAATCCACCTGTGAGGATGTCAATTGTTCCTCGGTGAATAAAGAAATCTGTCTTGGTGATATCATTATAAGTTATTGCTTTTGGCCAGTAATATTTTAAAACTTTTTGCCCGAACTCATTCCATTCGCAATGGAAAACGTTTTCCCAACCCATCCACTCAGAGGCTAAATCAAAGCCTCCAATTCCGCTAAACAATGAGCCGTGCCTCATATTAACTGATCCAAGTTTTTTCCGTCCTTAATTGCCTGTAAAATAAACAATTTCCAAATCTTATTCTTGGTTTTGGCCCCAACTGTTGATTCTTCAACGTATCGCGTCGTCAAACGCAATTCGCGGCGAACGTCGCTTTCTAACTCTTCAACGTTAAAGTCCCAAGGCTTTAAAATTCCTTTTTCCTGAAATCTGTTAAACCAATAAACTCCCCATTCCGCAATGTGTCGAACCGTTCCAGTTTCTTTGGCGTGCTGGTAATTATCGCGAAAGGTTTGGCGTCCAATTTCCTTCCAATGTTCGATTTCCTCGTTGGTATATTTGCGCTCTTTATTGTTTAGCGCTTGGACTTCTTGCACGATTTGGCTTTGGTGGTGCTGGTAGTATTGATTTATCCAAACGCTCACCGTCTTTTCGTTAACGTGGTAAAAATCGCCGTACTGGCCCCTCATTCCAGCGTGTAAAATATAATCAACTCGCTGATCTGTCATCCAGCCATAGGAGCCAAACAACTTGCTAAGGCAAGCCAGCAATTCGTTGGCCTCTTCTTTTTTGTATTCTTTAAATTGCTTAAGCCCGCAAACAAATTCCATTTTGCGGAGGTGCGTTAAAATAATCTCATTCATTTTTTAGGTGTTTTTGTCGTTGCAAATCTTCATAAATTTCATCGAAAACGTTTCGACTTTTTGACTTTTCAATTGGCTTGTTGTATGTGCTTTTTGTTTTACTCTGAAACGTAATAGAATTTTTTACAAAATAGTTAAAGTCCCTTTTTAAGTCTTGGATTGTTTTAAATTCTTTTCCCTCATTTACTGCCAAGTATTCAACCAAATATTTTTCCAACTGGGAGTCATTTATTTCGTGTATTGTTTTTAACTGACTTGCAAAAGGAATTTGCATTGGTAATTCTTTAAAAAACTCGTCGTCTATAATATATCTATTTAAAATTATTTCATTCTTTATTTCTTTTACTTCTTTAGTTGGTTTCACTTGCGTTTCACTTGCGTTCCAGTTGCGTTTCACTTGCGTTTCACTATCGTTTCGCTCACCTTGGTAAGTGTCATATTTACAGATAGTTATCCGTGTCGTTACCGTTTCGCTTTTTAACACAATCATTGAATCTTTTTCTAGCATTTTTAAAAACCTCAAAACCTTTGATTTGTTAATTTTCCAGCGATTTGCCCAAGTTTCATAAGAGTAAACAACCTCCCCTCGGCTGACCTCTATAACCTGGCCCTTTATTAAAACCTTTTTTGGTTCGATGTTGGCTTGCATTAAAATGTCTAACCACCACTTTAAGAATTCAGGCTTTTGCCAAATCCAATGCTCATTCAATTGCCTATGTAACTTGATCCAGCCGCTCATTTAAATAAAATAAAAAAGCCCAACAGGTGAGAGACTGTCGGGCTAGGTTTAGTTAACCTATGGAATTATTCTTGCCTCTCACCTCAGGAATAATTCGTTTTTCAAATATAACAATTTCTAAATTATCCAACTAAATACCGACGCTTTAGTTCAGTATAAATTGTGCCATAACATCGGTCAAGTTCGATTGCAATTACTTTAATTGGCTTTCGGTCTTGCCAGCATTCAAATATTTTTGCCTTTTCTTCATCACTTATTTTGCGCCTCTTCATGGTCCTTTAAAATTTGGTTTATTGCTGCCAAGCAATCATGAAACACCAAGCCGCCTTGGTCGATTGAATTGTGCAAGCGTTCAAATAAACTGACGAATTCGTGAAACTGTTTAATTGTCACCTCGCCGCCGTCGTAATTCTCCAAAAACCTAAACGCCTCGGTTGACTTACGCTTTAGGGCGTTAATCATGTTTTTATGTTTGGTCTTTAGATCACCGTCAAAAGCCTTTAGCATCGTAACGTCTTCGTAATAATCCAACATGATTTCCTGGAGGGCCAAGTAAACCAAGTACTTTTGTGTTGCCCTATGGTTTAATTCCAAAATTATTTCCTCGCGTGTCATTTCTTTAAAATATAGCGTGCAACTCGTTTTCCATTTTCAAGCGTAACCATATCAGTCACAATGTTTAAACCTTTGTCTCTAAGATCAGCAATCCTAGCCGCCAGCCTAAAGCATCCAAACTGGGTAAGTGCCTCCAGTTGAGTTAAGGAATAGCCATTTAAAAGCCAGCCCTTAATAAGCGCGTTTTGTGAGTCGGTCGATTCCATTAGTTAAGAAAGTTTAAAAGTAAAACATTGGCTTTGGTATACTCGTCTTTAAATTCTTGCTCGCTAATTGCGATTAAATCCTGGCTTTGTAGGTATTGCATCCAGCGGCTTGCAAATGCCTCAATTTTGCCAATTGATATCTCAGGATAAAAAAACTCGTCCAAGTTAGATTTTACAAACAAGTAATTGTTGTCGTCTAAAATCATATAAAAATGATGGGCGATTTTAAAATACTTTGGAATTTCAAACTCATTTTCCGTGTAGGTTCGTGCTTTAATTTTAATCGTTTCCATAGGTGTTTGGTTTAAAGGTTTACAATAATTTAAGGCCAAGTAAGTAGCCAAGCGCAAAGATTGGCAAAAATGCAACGATTGCGTAAATGATTTTTCCGATTACTTTAAGTGCTTTGTTCATTGGTGTTTGGTTTAAAGTTTAACAATATTAAAACTAATCTAAGAAATAAAAAAGATTTTATACTTTTTTTTCAATCATATTTTTTGACTGGGCCACGTCCAGCAACTTTTTGACCTTTCGAAATTCCAGTTGTTGATCCTCAGCAATTTCGCTGCAATTGTAACCGTAAGTCGCCAGCGTTAGAATTCGGCTAATTTGGTGGTCAGTCAAAATGTTAAAAATGTTTTCGTCCATTAACTTTCGAGGGTAAAGTTCGTGCAACTTTAGTTTGGTGTAAAGTAGATATCCAACTTTTTCGACATCTAGTCCAACCTTTGCCGCAATCTTTTTGCGCGTAAATCCCTCAATATACAAGCGCTTCACTTCGTCGATTATTTCTTGAGTTTCCATAGCCTTTCGAATGTTTCGTTAAATGGTAATTTTTCTTTTTGGTAAGTTGAACGAATGCCTTTTGGCGCCAAGTCTCCTGGGCGTTCAATTGCTTTGTTTAAATAGGTATGTTTTTTCATTATCGTCTGATTTAATCCATCCATTTACCGTGCTTTCTCAGGTGCCAAAATCTATGTTTTAACACCTCAATAATTAACTGCCAAAGCGTATCCGCCTCGTAAGTCCCATTTTTTACAATTAGTTTCATTCGCTTTCGTAGGTTTCTTTATAGTATTTTTCTGAATCACTATTTCTGCATCCAACATCCCAAACCCCTGAATCATAAGCATCTAATATCTGCTTCTTTTCTTTTTTCTTTGCTTCATTCAAAATCATTTGCCAGGTAAATTTGTCTTTATGGATTCCCCATAATTTTTCAAATAAATAATCGACTGCGGTTTGTTTCATTTTATTTGTAGGTTAAAGTTTTCGATTATTCTAGCGCCAAAGACATTTTCGCCGCGTTTGATCGCGTCCTTAATTGCTACCTTGTCCGCAGTTACCACGTTTTTAACGTTTATAAATTCACCTGGTAAAGCCTCCACAATGTCAACTTCGACCGCTTCGCTTCGACGTGTTGAAAGTTTAAACAGAGGACTTTCTATTTTTTCTATGCCACTTACCAGCATTGCGTTTTTAACTGCGTCCTTTAGCCTTGTAATGGCTCGGTCCTTACTTTCTTTCATTGCCTTTAAACGCTTTATTTCGTTGTCGATTGCGTCAACATCGCTTTGAATGTTTGCGATTACCTTGGCATAGTTGCCAGCCTTGGCTTGTAATTGATCCTGATTGATAACCAGCATTTGTTCCAACTCAGGCGTCAATTCTTCGGTTTCCAATAGGGAGGCTAACTCTAGTGCCTCCCGTGTTATTTTGTATAAACTCGCCATTAAAGTAGTCCGTCTAAGGTGTCCAATTGTTCCTGGGTTAATTCGTATTTTACCAAAGCCTCTTTGGCTTGCTTGCGTTGCGCATCGGTTCCGTTTAGGTATCTAACTAAATAAGCAAATTGCTCGTCGGTTGGCTTGGTTTTGGTAACCGCTGGACCTTTGCCGTGGTCGTTTGTCGAATCGGGGTCTTTTGTGTCATCTATAAGAAAAAGACCGTTAAGCGCGTACTTTCGAGCGTAACTAGACGACGAGCCGAACGACTGCGCTACGTCCATCCCTTTGCGGTTTATGTCGATGCCAGCTTGGGCCGTTACCGCTCTGCCCTCCATATCTTTTTGAATGCTTGCAGTTGACTCAATAAAAACAATTCCGCCGACCTCTTTAACCTCGTCCTCAATTATTAGGGTGCATCCGTATTTTAAAAGCAAAGGCTTTACGGCTTCCAAAATGTCCTCAACTGATCTGTACTTGTATTTCCCAAAGGAATTGTACTGGTTTTTTGGAGCCTTTAACTCCGATTGAATTGCAATTAATTCTTTCATAGGTGTTTAGTTGTTTATAGGTTACGTTCAATTTCAATTTCTAACTCGGCCAATATGCTTGGCGTTGGCTTGACCTCAATTACCTCGTCGGTTTTCTCGTCGTTATAAGATAGACTCGCCGTGTAATCAATTGTAATTTCTACTTCGCCGTAGGCTGGCGCCCATTCGCTTTCGTCTTCGCCCCAATTGGCAACCGTATAGTCGCCTTGCCAGTAGTAGGTTTTCCCCTCGTAGGTAAACTCAACTTCTTGGTCGTAATAAGTTTCTTGTTCGTGATTCATAGGTGTTTTGAGTTAAATGAATACACGAAATTAAATAAATAAATTAGATTCCAAAAAATAAGTAAGTTTTTTTTTTAACAAAAAGCAACATTTTTTTTTCGTGTCGTTTTTATTGCTTTTATCTTGCGTATGGAACAAGCGGAAATTTTAAACCCATTTGGGTACCTGGTTGCATCCAAGGTACTGGACGAAAACAGAAAGCCAGCCGATTGGTGGATTCAATATTTGGAGTTCAACGAGGCTGCTGCTGAAAACGAATTTTACGTTTTGTTTGCTGACGGATTGCTAGTCAAAAAAGGGAAATCAAAATTTAAATCCAGCCAATATGTTAAAGGCGAAAAATACTTGGACTTTAAGACGTTTTACAACCAAGCGAAATCTGAAAAAGATGCCAACGATGTTTGGATTGATTATGGTATTAATTTGCCTTATTAAAATTTTTATAAATGCATAACACCTTTTTTGCCGTGCAAGTTGGGCAAGCGCTGGACGAAATACGCGATTTGCTAATTGCTAAAAATTTAAAATATGGCAACTCAGCACTTGAGCCACTTGGCGTGTTTTCCAAATTAGATGCAAAAGAGGGCCTATTGGTCAGAATAGACGACAAACTAAAGCGAATTAAAAACGGATCATTGGAAAAAGACGACGAAGACGTTGTAAACGATTTAATTGGTTACCTTATTTTGCTAAAAATTAACGGCTAACTCGGATAACAACCGAATAACAAAGGTAAATTTTACAATTTTTTACCCTCAAAAAATCTTTTTAGCCACGCCAATTTGATGCACGCCTTGCAATGGCTGGAATTGGTAGGTAAATAAATACTTGTTGTCTAAATAGGCAACCTTTGCATTTGGCTGGAGTAATGAATTAACGCCAGCGCCTAAATAAATTCCTTTAGGTTTTACTACAATTGTCTCGGTTTTTGTCTCGGTTATTGTATTCGTTACGACTGGTAATTTAAAATCGTTTGTTGCGGTAATTTTAAGGACCTCTCCAAGGACTTCGCCGTTAATATAGGTATTACCATAGTCGCTGGGAAAAGTAGTCCTAAAACGGCTAATTTGTGGCTTAAAATTGATTAGCACCGTATCGCGTAAAATTTCGGTTTTAATCTTAGTTTTTGGCACATAAATAGTATCGGTTGACGTGATGTATAGGGTATCGGTCAATCGCTCAGTTTTTGTTTTGTAGACCGTTTCAAACTCAGGCTTTGGATAAACGACAAACGCCAAAACAACGCCTATTAAAAACGAAATAATTGCTATTCTTATTCGCTCGTCGTCTAGTAATTCTCTCATTGCTCAATAAATAAATTATCCTCTGCCAATATTTTCCTTAATTCCTCGCGGCAAAATTTATAAGCCTGGTAAGTATCGTCTGAAAGTTCCTTGTACTTCATCTCAGAACGCAGACGCTGGTCAAATTCCCAATGCGCTCTTTTATATCTATGCCCATTTAATGCGGCCTCAAAATCCTCATTTTCCTCAGGCAAGTTAAATTCTAATATTCCGTTCATTTTTTCCAGCGTGCTTTAAATCCCCTAATATCGTAATGCACCCAAGTTCGGTATATACCCAAACCGCCCTCTTTTATCTTTCCGTCTTTTATCAACAACTCAATCGCCTTTGCCACGTCCTCAGGTTTAACCTTTGCAACTTGAATGTCTGCAGCCATTCCTATAATGTGATAACTATTTGGCTCGCCTCCAACTTTCTTATTATGTTCCCGTGACCTAAAGCCTGACGTTACACGTATTGGCTGGCCCAAATGCTTACGTAGTACCTCTAAATTCTTGGCTAACTCAGTCAAGTTTTTAAGCACTTCACCGCTTGGCGCAGTTCCGTCAGCGCTAGCAAATTCGTCGAGGCTAAAGTTGGTTGAAAGTTTCATATAGGAAATTTACAAGAATCAACCAGCATTTCCCAATAGTCATTTTGCTGGTTTCTTATTCGATTTGCGTCTAAGGTTAAGATTCGACCGCCAGTAGGTTTAACAGGGGCGCCACGTTCAACGTGCCAGCCTCCAAAGCCGTCCTCGAATTCTTCTTTATAAGCGCCAGTAATTGCCAAATGTATTTGCTTTTGGACTATCTCGTGGCAATGCTTACCTGGGTTATATTGTACGGTATCTCTTGCATCGTTACGGCTGGCGTTTTCGTGAATGTGGCCCATTATAAAAATGTCCATATTTTCGTACAATTCAAGCGCACGCGTCAAGTTAATGGCGCCTTTGGTAACGACCCCACCCCCCCCTGAGCCGTGAAAGTACTTCATCATTTTAGAGATAAACGTATTGTTTTCGACTTGGCTTTTAATAACAAGCCAACCCCCATATCCGCCAGTATATACGCTCGTTTTATTAGTGTAGTTTAGCAAGTCAACAAATCGCTGCAAAGGATCAGTTTCTAAATTTTTAATAATTGCCGTCTCGTGGTTTCCGTAACCGATAACGGTTAATAAATGCGCGTAAGGTGTCCACCAATCCACGGCGTCCTCAATTACTGCGTCAATATAATTCGCTTTGTTATGTTCGGGCAAAACGTCTTTTTTGCTTCGCCTTGGATCATACTTACCTTGCATTAAACAAAAGAAATCGCCGTTGATAAAGATTGGAATTGCTTGCTCTTTGCAATAGTCCAAATGTCGCTTTAATTTTTCTCGGTCGCATTTAGGATTATCCCAATGTATGTCCGATAATAAAGCAATTTTGGACTCAGTTTGGTCGAGGTTGATTTGGTGCAAATTCCTCGAAATTCTTTTGATTTCCATTTATAGGATTAGGCTAGTTATGATTGTTTTGAGTAGGTCAAAAAACGACGCTACAGAATGCTCAGGTAGAAAGAAAGCGGCAACACCACTCACCACAATTAAAAAAACCGCCCAAATTCCTAGGCGGATGTATTTTGATTTTTCAACGTCCTTGTCCACGATATTTCTTTGGCTTTTGCTCACTTTTGGAATAGGCTTTTTTCGCTTTGCCGTGTCTTCTTTTTCCAAAGGAGGTTGGTTTAGTTGCTTGTACTGCCTTTGCCATTACTTCTTAAATATTTTTTTCCAAATGCCTTGGATGTCCTTTAGAAAAAACTCGCTTTTTTTAATTTGCTCCCACAACTTCACAACCAAACCGACAAACGTTAAAAGCAGAATAAGAAATTTAAGGCTTTCGTTCATATCAATAACAGAGGCAAGCGTGCCAATAATGCCTAAGCCTAAGACTTGTTCAAAAGGAGGAATGTGGTGCATTGCATTTAATTAATTCGTTTACCAAAAATAAGTGATTTTAAACCAAATAAAAAAGGGCTATTTCTAGCCCTCTAAATTGTTGGTTATGGTTTACCATTACTTTTCTTTTAAAGCCTCGTAAAGCGGCCCTAAAACAAGCACAGTAAAGCCTTTGGCCTTGACCTTTTCCTTAATTAAATCGGAGTCGCTTTTGCTTAGTTCAATGTCGCCCTCAGAATAGTAAATTTTCTTGGCCAACTCATAAAGTCGAATCGGGTCGTCTTTTTCTTCAGCGCTAAACAAAGCGTTACCAACCATTTTGCTAAGTAGCATTTGGTCGCCGTTTTCATTTGTTATTTTGTTGCCCTCAATGTCTTGCAAGGCGATTGCTAAGTTTACAATCATAAGTTTAAACTAGGGTTAGGTTTAATTTTTCGGCAATATAGGCAAACGCGTAATCGTTTGATCCATCCCAAGCCAAGTAGTTTTCTCCGTCTAGCGGAATATTTCCCTCGGTTAGTACTTGACCCATAACAATTGGCATTGCTTCTGTCCCTTGTCCGCCAGCGTTTAGGGAATAGTAAAACGAGCAAGCACTTTGCAAGTTGTCGTTTACGATTGTTGCGTTTAGGTAAATGGCTTCGAATTGCTCCCCATCTTTCCAAATTTGTATTGGTTCAATTTGTCTCATTTTATTAGTTTTTTAAAGTGTCGATTTCTTGTTTTAATTCTTGAATTGCTTTTGTTAATAATGCAATCATATTCTGATATCCCAAAGCGTCAGGAGTTCCGTCTTCTGCATACTGCACAAACTCATTTAATCCTAATTCGTGAACCTCCTCTGCAATTAATCCAGCAAAAGTTTTATTTGAGTCAATTAATCCAAGTCCCTCGTATGTTACTGGCCTTAAATTTAAAACCTCTTTTAATCCCTTTTCGTAATTTTTAACATTTTTCTTGTACTTAATTGAGGATGTAGACCTATAAATAGCCCCATCTCCAGCACTAACAAACATATTAGCAGCGTTTGCAGTAGTAAATGAGGAAATTAATCCAGATATAAAAACTAAACCGTCGTTTCTAATTCGCATTTTATCTGAGCCGTTGGTTCTTAGTGTTAAATCTGCATTTTGCTGTTGGTCAATTCTTAACTCGTCTCCATTATAACCAATTCGACCTCCTGTTGTAGCAACTGTTGAGGTAAGTTTTAAATAACTCGTTCCATCTGCCCCGTGTACTTGCAGCCTAAACCCAGCATCCGTTGTCGTTCCAATCAGCACGTTGCCGCTATCTCTATTAAGAATTGTTTTTGCGCCACTAACATTAAGATATAAATCACTTGCTGCCCCAGCAGAAGTTTTAGCCGAAATTTGATTATCAGATAATTCAACAAATGCTCCCGATGCTATTCCTACTCTAAATAAAGTTGAAGACCCTCTAATATCTAATAAAGCCCCTGGCGAACTTGTCCCAATCCCAACGTTGCCTGTGGAGGTAATGCGCATTCGTTCGGTGCCATTGGTGTAAAAAGTTTGGAAATATGTATTACCGCCCTCACCAGTAAATAATCTTTGTTCAGCAGTAGCAAAATTTAATGTTAAACCTCCTTTTGCATTGAACCCAGTAGGCTGGAATAAAATACCTCCAGTACTAGCAACTCCTGAATCATTTATAATTAAATAGGGATTTGATGATTTAACTATTTCTAAATTCCCACTAAACCTCCCAGTTCCGTTAACGTCTAGTTTAAAGCCCGAGTCCGTTGTCGTTCCGATAAGTAGGTTGCCTCCTGAGGTGATGGTCATTCGAGTCGATTGAGTAGTAGTACCAGAAGCAGTCCTGAATTTTATTTGTCCTCCATCGCCTGAGAAAATGTTTGTAGAAAATACACCTCCATCATATTGCAACATATTAATTCCGTAAAAATCGGAACCTGACGTATATAAATGGAAAGCCTTTCCTGTAACATTACCAAAATCTAAAGCAACGGCTGGCGAACTTGTCCCAATCCCAACATTTGTTCCATTGTCAAATATCTGGCTATTCCCAATCGTACTCGTTCCTGTAAACTTAGGCAAGTAGTTAGTCGTGCCAGTACCGCCAACTGGATTGGCTGGAATTTGGCTAGTTAGTGCAATTGTTCCGCTTGCGTTTGGAAGCGTATGGGTATAACTATTGTTATTAGGAAAATTAATCCTAAAACCCTTTGTGCTATTTGCAACAACAAATCCATCGGCATCGCCTTGAATACCGTTATGCCCAATAATAGTCGACGTGCTTCCGCTATGTTTGGCATAAAAAGCAACGTCACTAAATACCCCAGTAGTTGAAGATACATTACCAGTAAATGCAGCACTTGTTCCGTTTAAACCGCCAGTTAAAGTCCCTCCAGTTAATGGTAAATAACTTGTCGAATCCAACGAGCCATCACCCTTAACAAACTGCGAGGACGTGCCACCCAAGATTTGAGCCTTAGTTTTATTTTCCCAAAGTCCGCCAGCCTGTAATTGCAATAAATCGCCAGTTGTTGGGCTTGTAATTTTAACGCCCTCGTCCTGGTTTATGTTTGATCCGTAAGTTGGACGCACTAAAATAGTACCGTTGTTTTTTGAGTTAATCGCCGCAGCAATTAAAACAATATTATTTGGCGCAACTGGGGCCGTTGTTTGAAATCCTCCAGCAACCGTGGTCGAAGCATAAAGCAAAGCGCCAGCAGTATAGCCGCTTGTATTAATTCCGTCTAACTCGCCAAAATGCATTACTTGACCAAACGAACCATTTGCAATCGTCTCAGCCGTAACGCCCATAAAGTAATTAGATGGGTAAGTTCCGTTTGCCAAGAAAGGTGCAATAAGCAAATGTCCGCTTGCGCCGTCTGTTCCGTTAAACCTTACCGCCGTACCTTTTGCAATACTTGAGCCAGTCGAATTTTTAACGTAGTAAAACACGTCTTGCCCAATGTGTTGTAAAACGCCGTTCATAATCAGCGCTGCCGTGCTGCGTGACTGATCCCAATAAACCAAACCTTGTTCGTCAGGAACGCTGACAACTGACGTATCAAAACGAATGTAGCCAGCGCGTAAACCTTGCGCCCCTAAATCTACAGTTGTAACGGCGCCAGTATACGGCACAAAACCACCGCTGGAATTTTCCCACTTAGAGGTTGACGAATTGTAAACCAAGACCTGGCCGTTGCTTGGGGACACAATAGACACGTCGCCCAACTCGCTTAAATTAATGTCGGTCCTATCTACGTTCTCCCATTTGCCCGTTGTGCTATTGTATTGCAGTATCTGACCATTTATTAGGCCAGCAATGTCGACGTCGGTTAAACCCTCCAAAGACGTTGGGGCGCCTTGTATTAGCGTCCCCTTGGTCGTTTGTTTGTTCATTCCGTCTTGCCAAATTAAAACAATATCATTGTCGCCAACACTTGCCGCAATTGGGAAATCTATAAACCTTCTATTTGCCATTATGAAATTGGATAAACGTA